CCTTCAAGGCCACCAGTAACAACACTACCACTCGTATGCGTAATCAGACCACGACCATGATGATGCTGATACCCACGCACATTACGAAAATGCAGAGTCAAACCACTAAGCGCCGCTAATTGACCATTAGCCGGATTAAACCCACCACTACGATGAGCAACCATAGGCCGCTTCTCAAGCGTAATCGTACCAGTACCACCACTAATATTCACCTCACGAACAACACCAAGACACTGATAAGGATTCCCCGAAGAATTATCAAACACAAACATACCCGGCGTAACAAGACTACCATTCCCAACAAACAACTCGTCCAATGCGGAACTAATCGTAATAGTACGAGAATACTGAGAAAACAAGTCTCCACTACCCTCAACATTAGAATCCACACCAATAGACGCACTCGCAGTATAACAATCCTTACCATACCCGCCACGCCAATAATACAAGGATTGAAAAGACGGATAACCACCCTCCTCATAAAACGGAATACCATACCGCGTAAACACACTCAGAAACGCACCACTACCAAGCGCCTGACGCCCAAGCATCATAGTCATCGGATTATCAACACGAACATCCTTATTCTGCACAGCAGTATTCGTATACAAGTACGACCCGTTAGGATGCTTAAACGGCAACCACGACCAACCAGTCATATTACCACTCGCATCATAAAACACAAACCTAGACGAATTAGCATCCGACACCAACGAACACATACGCCAATTGCCCTGAGGATCAGTCGTACTCGTAACACCCGCCACCATCTCGCCCGCAGCAACCTCAGTCGCGCCACGAGAATTAAGCGGACCACGCCGACGAATAAACCCCGGACGATCAAACAACACATCCTGCGCCCACACCAAATGAGCCTCACTAATACCCGTATTCGGAGCAGACTGCATAATCCCCGCATCCGCACCAATCTGATTAACATACGTTAGCGCCACTCCGAATCACCCCCAAAAACTAGTAAGACCAATCATACGAATCCGTAAGCACATGAACACGCTCAGGACGATCATACTGTTGCATCCACAAATCATTCCGCATCTGCTGATAACGAGACTCAAAAAGATTCTGATACACAGCCGCCTGCGGATCATCATTAACAAGAAACGCCTTTACAAGAGCACCATACACAATAATACTATGATGCCTTGCAGGAATCATAAAAGTATCACTTGTATTTGTAACCGCCACAGGCGTCTTCGTATAAAATAAACGATACGTCGAACCCGTCGAAGAAGGATACAAATACAAATCCTCACCAATAAAATAATAATACTGAGGCTCACCAGTATAGTCATCAACACGAAAATTCTTCTCAATCATATCAGTCCGTTCAGGTACCAACACAATATTCTGACTCGTATCAATAAACGACAAAACACTATTTAAATCAGTAATCTGCGCAGCACTAACTAGCACCGCAGCATTATTAGTAACCTTACTCTCGCCACTAGGCACAGTCACCGTAACAACCTTCTCCAAAAACGGCCAAGGTTCACGAGTAACAATATCAAAATACGCCTCATTTAACAGAGTCAACTTCTGACTAGTCTCAAAATCATCAAACCCATACAAATCCATCTCAGCATACATCTCATCAAGCGTCATTGCTACTCACCCCCTTAGAAAAACTCTTAACAACCGGAGACTTACCCCGCTTACGCATAAAATGCTCAATAACCTCCGCCGATTCCTCGCCAGCCTGATTAGCCGCATAATCCAACTCTTCACGATACTTCTTCTGCGAACGAACAATCTCCTCATAAATCTGATTACCAGTACGCATCGTATCAGCCTCACGAATACGATCCATAACAGTATTAACATCCGGAACAGAATTACCAAACCCCATAACAGGAAACGGCTCACTAGGACGAGGCATACGAATAAACACACACCAATCCCCAGTATCCTCATTCCTGCCAAACATCAACCGCTTATCATACTGATTAACAGCACGATCAACACGATACGCATCATAACTAGTATTATTCGGCAACCAAATATTCATCAGCAGTCCCACGCCCTTAAACTCTTATTAATACGACTATTCGGATCATTAGCAGTTTTAGCGCTCGTCAACTTACGCTTCATACCCATCATCCGCGAACAAAAACTCTTACGCCTAGCAGCAGCACTCTTAGACTTTGCAGCCTGAGCGCGCTTCACAGGCGGCTTAAGCGTACCACCAGTCTGCGCCTTATACGACGCGCGACCCTTAGCATTCAACCCACCCTTAGGGTTCTGCCCCTCTTTGCGCTGCCACGCAGCAGACTTAGCCATCCGATCACCCGCCCTTAATCTTCTTATACGTCGCCTGAGCAATAGCCCAAACCTTACTCTCAGGCCAATCAGGATTATCCCGCTTCAAAGCAGAAACAATATCATCCAACTTCTTAGGCACAGACCCCTCCTTAAACTAAAAGTTAGGGTGAGGAGCCGAAGCCCCCCACCCATAACCATTACTTACACACCAGCATCAGTGGTGCCGTCAACAGTAATACCAGAGATAACCATCTGGTTATTACGCTTCGTAGCACCAATGTTCATGTAACGAACCATGATCGCCTCAAAAGCATCACGATCCGACACCTGACGAAGGGTCTGACCATCAGCATCAAGGAAATGCCAATCCTGATCCGAGAACACCTTCATGGTGGACTCGTCAAGGACGTACATCCGACCGTACGGAGCATCAATATCCGCGATAAGCGGCATACCATTGTACGAGAGGGTCTTGAAGCCAGCCGCGTACGAGAGCGAGGCCGGATCAATGTACTGCACATCCTGCTGAAGCAGGTTGTAGAACTCGCGCTGAATACCCAGCGTGGTGATGATCGCCGACGGATTAGCACCCTCAAGGCGAATCGTGTTCATCGCCTTCTGGATCAGATCCAGCGAGAGAGCCGTCTGCGAACCAGCGACCTCAGGATCAAAGTCCGGAGCAAGACGCTTATTGTCCCACCAACCGTACGTGGCAACAGCCACCTCACCAAGATCCTGCGCCGACGTCGAAACGATACGAGACAAACCATCAATCTCGTTCGACCGCGAACCAGTCGCATTGTTCAACTGGGCCGCAACAGCACCGGCACGAGCAATATAATCACCATCAGCAACACCCGTAGCGTCAGCAACCGTGATCGACGGCGTAGCCGCATTCACAGCCGTAATCGTCGTCGTGACCGAAGACGCCTTCGCATTAGTGGAATAAGCAAAAATATCCACCTTCATGTTCGGGTACAACTGACCCTTCTTGATCGCCTCAGCAGAAGCGAGCGTAATCACGCTGCCAGAAACAGCAGACGAGGCAGCGGCCTGAGCAATAACAGCCGAACCATCGCCATACACCTGACGAGCAAGATCCTTACGAAGATCATTCCGAAGACCGTCCAACTCCGACTTAAGAGCCTGAAGGAAGGCGCCAGCCTCATTCTTCGTCTTAGCCATCGACGGACCAGTCACGCGAACGCGACCGTACAGGTACTTCAGATCGTACTTCGCCCGGTAGTACTGCTGGTAACCAGCGTCCGGCAGGGCAGCGTTCTCGCCAACCGCACCAATACCCCCCGAACGACCGTAATGCAACGGAACGTACGCATACTTACCGACCAGATCCTCAGAACGAGACTCCAGACGATTCAGCAGCAGAACCTCATTGTTCAACTGCTCAGCAACAGGCCCAAGATAATACTCCTTAAGAATATTATCAAGGGTAGAAAGAGTAGCACTCATTTAACACCCCCGTGTTAGGAAATGTTACGAAGAGCCTCCATAGCCGCCTTATGCGCATCATCAAGATTATTAAACTCCCGATTCGGCACAGTAGACGGAGCCGTAGGCGCCGGAGTGGCACCATGCGGAACAGACTTCGACTGCAAATACGAGCCAAGCATACGCTGCTGAATAGCCGCGTACTGCTCCTGAGCAGCCATAAGATCACCATTATGCGCATACGCAAGATTATAAATACTCTCAATATCCTCATCACTATACTGAGGATTCGTAGTGCGAATAGTGTTCTCAATCGCCTCCAACTCAGCAATCATCTCCTGCTGAGCCTGATGCTGCACCATTTCCTCGCGGAATGATCGCATCTCCTCTAACTCTCTAGCGAGTTGAGGCGGAAGCCCCTCATAACTATTATTTGTATTCTGAGTCTCCTCCGGCTGTTGCGTCTGCGCGTAACCCATTTCCTCTAAGCGATTCTGCAAGCCCTGAGCAATTTGCTGCGCAAACTCAGGATCATTATACATCCTCTGCCAGAGATGAACCGCCTCAACCGCATCATTCGGATCAACCCCACTCTCGGAAAGCGTCTCATACTGCCGACGCAACTCCGCAATCTCCTGAGTCTTCCGCGTATAATCGCCCTGCATAGAACGATAAACCGCCTGCATATCCTCAGGAAGAAGAGACGGATCAAAACCAGTAAAGGATTCAGGCTCACCCTGATTGTCCTCCACAATCGCTTGGTCCGACTCAGCCGACTCTACCACAGGAGACTCCACAGGAACCTCATCCGGCAATTCGGCAGACAACGCCTCTAAAGCGCCATCCATATCAATACCGTCACTCATCGTGACCTCCCTATAATAAACGACTCCGGTTTATTCCGGTTGGTCGCCATTAACAACAATACTCTCAGCCTCAATCTGAACAACCTCACTAGCACGATCTTCAGCCGCACTCACAAGACTATCAGCAAAACCACTCATCAACTCCTTCATCTCCTCCTTAGTAGGAAGAGTATGAACCGTCTCAGTACGCTTCGTAGCAAGACCCTGAGCAAGCCGAATCTTATCATCCATAATACCCACAACAGTCGCAATAGCCGACAATTGCTTCACCTCAGCATCAGGAATCAACTCTTCCAACTTCTCCATTGCTTGCTTACGAACACGATTAGCATGATCTACAAACTCGTACGCATTCTTCCGAATCTCACCATCCAAATGCTCCGGAGGACCATTCTTCTCCCACTCCTTAACCCAATAAGCAAGAGTAGTATGCCCAATACCGCACTGACGAGCAGTAGCACGAATATTCTTATCATTACTAACCCAAATAACATAAGCAGCGGCGCGATCAGCATCCGTCCACTCTGTTCTCTTACTCACCGCGCACCATCCTCATATCACGCGCAGCCCGCATACGCTGCTCATTAAGCATCTCATTCCCAATAATCTCATCAACAACCTTCTGCTGATACTCAGGAACACCCGCAAAATTCGTATCCTCCGCATTAGGCTTATCCTTATTATCAATAACCACAGTATCAAGCGCAGGCTCCAACATCTCCTGAGGAGTAACACCCTTAATACCACTATTACCAATAATCTTAGCCCCAGTCGTAGGCCCAATCGCGCCACGAAGTTGCAGCGACACACGCGGCGACTCACCAACAGGCTGATTATCCTGCTGAACAGCCATCTGCGTCAACTCAAAATGCTTATAAAACTGATTACGAATCATCTCAGGAAGCGTCTCAAACTCTGCGCTCTTCATATACGCAGAATGCGCCTCCAAATGAATCGCCTTATTCTCATAAGCCAACGGCTGCAATCCAGCCTCAACACTCTGCTGCAACAATTGCGGATCAATATCGCCGCCCTGCATCATACTCATCATAAGTTGCTCCTGAGCCTGCTTAGCCGCCTGCTCATTAATAATACCACCATCAATCAACTTAT